CTTCTTCCATCTAACTGATGAACGAGGGATGAAATCGTTACCAGTGTCAATGTCCACTGCGAGTTTGGAGAATAAGTGACCATCAAAATCAAAGCCGCGTTTCCTTATGGGAGACGCGACCCAGACTTTAATGAGCCACCCATCCCAACCTAACGTCTTCCTTTCGGTCGACGCCAACTTGGGACAGCACGCGTCAAATGGCGCGTGCAAAACTCCACCCAGCCCACATGGTCCAAAGAGACGGATGTCCTTTGGTATGAGCTTAACCAACTCTGCCCACAAAGCGCCCAGTTGTAGTAGCTCCGCAACGTCTGGTAGACGCCGTGAATACTCTACAATCTGATTCGCTAGGACAAAGAGATCTAGCATGGTGGAAACCTTCTTCTTCACGAAGATAGGTCGAACGTCAACCCCCTCAAAATAGTCTTTACCACACGACTCAAAGAACTTACCGCCAGAAAACGACTTTTCAGGATTAACCGAAAAGCCGCAGTATGAAAGGAGTTCCACGAGCGTCGGGACGGACTCCTGCGGTACGATTAAATCGTCACCGTAGGTGCCCACACATCTTGGCTGATCAGAGAGGTCGCAAGCGACCTCCGAGATAGCCAAGAATATGAGGGACTCGAGAGGGAACGTAAACCCATTACCCATGGACGAGATCTTCTCGAGCTCGTAGCGCCCACCTTTATAGAAACAGATGGGGCTACGAGCCTTGAAGAGGAGGTCCGACCAGTCATCTGGCAGTAGATGGAGCACGAGTGCTTTACTTACTGTATCAGACGCGCTGGACAAGTCGATCGTTGCCAAACGAAAGACATGGGCCAACCGTGCGAGCTCTTGGTTACGGGTTTGATCTTCAAGATCGAGACCGTAACGTTTGAGTCGTTTAGAGATCAGGTCACCGATGCCAAGCTGAAGGTAGATATTCCACCTAGGCTCGACACAGATAGCCCGATCAATAACGGCTGTTTTTGGGACGAAGGAAAGCCTGTTACCCTGCACGAATTCGCACTCGTGGAGGAAATCTTCCCGTCTGTCTTCCGAGAATAACTCGGTAAACAGGGGTAGGATCCAAGGCGTGGCTGTACCCGGGGAGGCGTACTTGTTGTAAGAGGACGTGTTATCAGCCCTCGTGGACAAGTCGGATCCTGGGCCGAATCGACATCTTGACCGAATGACATCATAATCGATATTCCCTAGGATGCTAGCTATCTTTAGTTGAATGAGGCGGAATGCCTCAATCACCCGAGGAGGAAAGGGGGACTCCCCCTCCGCTAGTCTTCGGAAAAAGTGATTACTTTGTCGGCAGCTCTCCTCCGCTGCGAGCCACTTTCTAAAGGCGGCTTGCTCGCGATCGATATCGAGGTCGAAACCCTGATACTTTTTCGCGATAGAGCAAAGGAGATAGTCAGCTGCGAACTCTGTCCGGTTACTGTAAGTGCTCGGATCAACCTTACTTGAAACAAGTTTCGGGAGATCGTAAACACCATAAGTATTCCGAATAGAGCGAGCAACAGCAGACTGCCTACGGTCAAAACAGTGAGATAGAACTCTCCAGATAGGGTCATCCTTCAACCTAAAAGTTAGATCGCGAGCCCTTTTTGAGGGCTTCGGTCGTCTTTTTGGACGTCGGTTCCTACCAAGAGTCTCACGGCTCACAGCTTCTCTCCGGCTTGTAGTCGGGTAGAGATTGCGAGCCTGTCGCGACGCTTCCGACTGAAGTCGATCTCTAGAACGTATGGCATGTCACCAAAGGGGACTTTGCGGTCAACAGCGCAGGCATGAGAGCCTACGGTGTGTATGCAAAGAAGCCTGAGGTACTTCCACACTATCATGGGACCGGCCTCAGCCGAAAACTGGTTCGGCGAAAGGTAACGCTCGAGAAGGTGAATCCGCACCTCGCCGTAGACCGCACTTGCGTACGCTCTACCGAACATTTCATCGTCATCCTGACAAGCCGCCTCAATCAAGTTGCGCCACTCGTAATAACTTGCGTTATCGCGAGTGTGAGCAGCTGGATTGCTGCGGCCTGTAAGAGCCGGTGAGATGGGAAGGTAGAGCGGAGCAGTTACGGACCCGAACTTCGATATTACGCGAAGCTCGGGGGCGAGGAATAGGTGCCGTAGCCCTTCCCAAGGGCCACGATACACCTTAGCTAGCGGATTCAGATATGGAATCATGAGATCACCTTTTTGAGTGGGCTTGCGCCCGTTATGTTACCAGACGGATTCGAGGTTCCACACAGCGCTTTCGATCACTGCATCATCGTTGAGGTTCTTGCTGAATGCGAGAAGGTCTTTACGTTGAGCGGTGGTCGAGCGCACTGGCAGCACGAACTGTTCTCGCGACATCAGCGTGTAAGCGATCTTCGGCGCAGGGGTGTAACCCCCTGCGTCCCCGGAAATCGTTTCCAACACCGGTGTCATGATGCGCTTGTCGACGTCGTATTTCGACGCCGATTCGCGCATCGCGAAGGTAATGGTAGGAAAGCCAATGGCGATGCCACTGGTGATGTCCTGCCACTTGAAGACGGCCTGACCGGACTGGTCAGACGTCTTCCCTCGTGACGAGAAAGTCTTGTTGACGGGAGATGCTTCGCCATTGGCGAGCACCAGGTTGCCTTGAGCAGCCATTTGTGGATTTCTCCGGGATATTCGTCCTTGATAGGATATAGTAGCCGTGAGGCTACGGGTTAGTCTCAGTGCTTGAAGAGAACTCGCAGAAGAGCAGTCGCGGTCAGGAGTCTAGCTATGGGTTCCCCGCCGATCGGATTCTTGAAGTTTAGCGGCCCTACGCCTGGAAAGTCGTAGAGCGGGTAACGATTCAAGAGGATCCTTTCGGTCCAGGATTGTCCATAGTGTGATTCCGTAACGCGATGTAAGCCATCCATGTAAGTTCTCCCTCCTGAGAAGTTGTTTGCACAGCGGTACTTCGAAAACTGTACGACCCAACCGTCTTCAAGCGCAAAGCCTGAAAAGGAATTGAGCGCCTCAAGGTAGTTACCTACCGGGAGGAACCAGTCGACGACGAAGCTGTACGGAAGGAGCTCCCACGCAAGCAACGCGGGGTTGGATATGCCAGTCTCGCTAAGAATGGCCCTCGTCTCAGATGTCATGCGATATTTAATCGCCATCTTAGTCGTGGTTTTCTGTGTCTGCCACACCTCCGGTGAAGGAAAGTGCGCAGGGGTCACAGATTGCTTCTCCTCACTGGCGCTTGCGAACGCAACTGAGTGCCACGAATCATTTTTTACATGGTTCGCGAACAACTCAGCAACGCCGTAAGCGTCCTGGATCAAGGGTTTCCACCCGTACTGATATTCAAGCCAGTGACTGGCTATACGTTTATCAGGACGAGTTTTAACAACCTCTTTCCAGTTTGCTTGACCGACCCTGTCGGATTTCAAGCTAAGTGCAGTGGAGAAGGCTCGCCAGTCGCCGTGCCTCATGGCACGAGCAGCCTGAACGATTCGCGTTGCCGTTGATACAAGTAAACTTACTGTCTGCTTTCTTTCGCCCATAGCCTGGGCTAAGTTAACAGCCATTTTGTTTACTTGCGACGACAACCGAGCGCGGGCCTTCACATAGGACTCACCCAAGTGTCCTGGTGAAGAGAAGGAGCTAAGGACAACGGAATTCGTATAGCGCTGACGAAGAATACTATCAGACCCCGGCACGCCGAAGATCTGGATAACAGCCTTCTCATAGTTATACGGAACACCATTGTCCATCTGTATGCGAACGGTATGCGGAAGAGTATAAAGCTTCTTTCGTTGTCGAGCGGTCAGGCTGTTATAACCAGCGGTCACACTACCAGCCCAATAACGATCCAGCTTGGCAAAGCCAAGCGCGGTAGCGTTAACAGGAGTAGTAGTTGTGGTATCGTTGATTACGTCAGTATCTGTCCGGAAGACAACAAGAGGAACAAACTCAAACGTAGGCCGAGTCATACAGGTCTCTTTCAAGATGGGGTTGAC